CTTTGTGGTGGAACTGGTTCTGGTAAGTCGAGAACGGCGTTGGCATACTATCATGTTAAACATGGTGGCGAGCTGCATCCATTCAAGGCAATGACAAAACCTAAAGACTTATACATAATCACTACAGCAAGAAAGAGAGATGAAAAGGAATGGGAAGAAGAGCTCATTCCTTTTCTTTTATCTGAACATGTGGTGATTGATAGTTGGAATAACATCAAGAAGTATGAAAAAGTTGAAGGTGCATTCTTTATATTTGATGAACAAAGAGTTGTTGGATCTGGTGCTTGGGTAAGAGCTTTTAAGAAGATTACAAAAGTTAATGATTGGATTTTGTTAACAGCAACTCCAGGTGATTGTTGGTCAGATTATATTCCTGTATTTATAGCTAATGGATTCTATAAGAATAAAACAGAATTTGCTCAAAATCATATTATGTATGATTACAGAGCCAAGTATCCAAGAATTGATAGATATTATAACACTGGAAAATTGTTAAGACTTAGAAATAAAATCTTGGTGAAGATGAACTTTGAGAAAGAAACAATACCTCACCATAAAGATGTGTATGTTGACTATGATCCAGTAGCTTATAAGAATCTGTTTAAGTACAGAATTGATCCAGAAACGAAAACACCAATAGAGAATGCAACAGAACTTTGTTATCAAGCTCGTAAGATTGTGAATTCAGATCCTAGTAGATTGAACAAGCTTATTGACATAGTCAAAGAGAGAAAGAAAGTAATTATATTTTACAACTTTGATTACGAACGCGATATGATGCTTGATATATTTACTAAATCTGTTTATACGGTTGCTGAGTGGACAGGACATAAACATCAACCCGTTCCTGATGATGAATTGTGGGTTTACTTAGTTCAATACAATGCTGGTGCCGAAGCTTGGAATTGCATTAAGACAGACACAATTATATTTTATAGCCAAAACTATTCTTACAAAACAATGATACAAGCTTCTGGAAGAATTGACAGACTTAATACTCCTTACACAGATTTGTATTATTACCATTTGAAATCTAGAAGCGGAATAGATGTAGCAATCTCAAAAGCTCTTAAGAACAAAAAGAAGTTCAACGAGTTTAATTTCGTGGCTGAAAACTGATTCAAGGCAAAAATACCTATCGCGGACTAAACACGTTCTCTAATGAAGAGAGAAGGAAAATAAGACCGGCTCTCTCTAGTTTGCGTGGAGGGACGTATGTTAGAAAAACATTTTCAGAGCAAACTGATTAAAGAGATTAAGAAAAGATTGAATGGTTGTCTTGTGTTAAAGACTGATCCTAATTATATTCAAGGCTTACCTGATCTCTTAATTTTATACAAGAATAAATGGGCAGCTTTAGAAGTTAAGAAATCTAAAACTGCATCGCATCGTCCCAATCAGGATTATTATATTCAGCTAATGAATAAGATGAGTTTTGCTAGGTTTATTTCTCCTGAAGTTAAAGAGGAGGTCTTAGATGAACTTTGCAAAGCATTACAATCTAAAAGATCAACACGCTCTTCTAGGTGCAAGTAAGTATCAATGGATTCGATATAGTGATGACAAAATAGCAGAATTATATTTTGCTACCAAAGCTAAAGAAGAAGGTACAAGAATCCATGCACTAGCATCTGAATTGATTGGACTTGGTATTAAGTTACCAGACAACAAAAAGACACTGAACATGTTTGTGAACGATGCGATCGGTTACAAGATGAATTCAGAACAAGTATTATATTACAGCATGAATTGTTTTGGAACGGCGGATGCTATTTGTTTCAGAAACAACATGCTTCGTATACATGATCTAAAGACTGGTAAGGTTCCAGCACATTTTGAGCAGCTAATGATTTATGCTGCTCTATTTTGTTTGGAGTATGATTTCAAACCTTCTGACATTGGAATGGAATTAAGAATTTATCAGTCCAACGACATAATGTTCATGAATCCAGATGTATCCGATATAGTTCCGATCATGGACAGGATCATAACAGCTGACAAGATTATATCTAAGATTCAGATAGAGGAGAGCTAAAAATGAATAACGAAATCTATCATTATGGAACTCCCCATGTTGGGAACGTACCTCATTCAGGACGTTATCCGTATGGGAGTGGTGAAAGATACAAAGAAGGTTCATATATGGAAAAGATGGACTTTCTTGCTCGTTATGATAGTTATAAGAAAGAGGGCATGAGCGAAAAAGAAATAGCTAATGCGTTTGGTTTAACCATTAACGATTTCAGAAAGAAGCGTTCCATAGCAAATGCAGAAGCTGAAGCAGCTCGTAAGACTCGTGCCGTTAGACTCAAGGCAAAAGGTTACACCAACGAAAAGATTGGTGAACTTATGGGTGGCTATTCTGAGTCAACTGTAAGAGGTTGGCTCAAGGCCGCCGACGATCTGAAGAAAGATAAGATTCAAGGCGTTGCTGATGTAATCGAAGAACGTCTTAAACGTGGAGAAATGCTTGATGTAGGTCTTGGTGCTGAACTTAGTCTTGGTTGTACAGCAACCACACTCAACACAGCACTCAAGGTTCTTAAAGACAAAGGGTATTTCTTAGACACATTAGAAGTAAAGCAGCCGTTAGATCCAAACAAGAATACGACTGTTAAATACATCGCGCCTCCTGGAACTACAAGAAAGATGGCTTGGGATAATAGAGGTGAGATTCAACCTCTTACAGAATTCTCACCGAATCAAGGCAAAAGTTTCAACGAGGCGCAACCTCCTACAACTATAGATGATAAGAGAGTTCACATCGTTTATAGAGATGAAGGAGGATTGGATCGAGATGGAATGGTTGGTATCAGACCTGGCGTAGCAGACATATCTCTTGGCGAATCTACATATGCTCAGGTTCGTATTGCTGTTGGTGGTAAAGATGGTAAGGCAGCTTATTATATTAAAGGCATGGCTGTCTATGATGATTCTTTGCCTCCTGGAAAAGACATAGCTGTATACAGTAATAAACGTACACGTTATAGCAATAAGAAAGAAGCAATTGAAGGAGCGCTCAAGGAAGCTAAAGATGATCCGAACAATCCATTTGGTTCTACAATAACGGCTCAAGGTCAGAGGTATTTCGAAAAGAAAGATGGTCGTTATATCCAGACTGAGCCAGGTGTATACAAATTCAAGGATAATAAGACTAAGTCAATGGATGGCAAGTCGTATGAACTTAGTCCTGTTAACATCCTTAAACCTACTGGAACATGGGATGATTATAAGAAGCAGTTGTCGTCACAGTTCCTATCTAAACAACCACTCAAATTAATCAAGGATCAGCTGGATCTTACATACAAGAACAAGAAAGCAGAGTATGATGAGATCATGGCATTGACCAATCCTATGGTTAAACAGAAGTTGCTTAATGACTTTGCTGGTGGTTGTGATGCGGATGCTAAAACGCTTGCCGCAGCTGCTTTACCTAGGCAGGCATCTAAAGTTCTTATACCATTGCCATCACTCAAGGATAATGAAGTGTATGCACCAACATACAAGAATGGTGAACAGTTAGCTTTAATAAGACATCCGCATGCTGGCCCTTTCGAGATTCCCGTTCTTACAGTTAATAATAAGAACGCAGAAGGGAAGAAGGTTCTTGGCAATGCACCAGATGCAATCGGTATTACTAAGAAGGCAGCTGATAGATTGTCAGGCGCAGATTTTGATGGTGATCATGTAATTACTATACCATTATCTGATAAGGTTAGGATTAGTGCAAGAAGTCCGTTAAAAGGATTAGAAGACTTTGATACACAGGAAGCATACAAAGGTTATCCTGGTATGAAGGTCATGACTTCAAGGCAAACAGGTATTGAGATGGGTAAGATTACCAATCTTATTACCGACATGTCCACGCAGAATCCTACTGAATCAGAGCTTGCTCGTGCTGTTAGACATTCGATGGTTATTATTGATGCTGAGAAGCATGGTCTTAACTATAAACAGTCAGAGAAAGATAATGGTATTGAAGCTCTTAAGCAGAAGTATCAGAAGAATCCAGAGAAAGCTAAGGGTTATGGTGGTGCTTCATCGCTAATCTCTAGAGCCAATGCTACTGTTAAAGTCCCTGAGCTTCAGATGGTTAACAAAGAAGGTAAGAGAACCTATACAGCAGACAAAGAAACTGGTAAGATACTGATGGCACCTACTGGTGATTACTACATCGACAAGAAAGGCAACAAGGTTCTAAGGAAGAAGGACTATGCACAGATGGATCTTGTTGACGATGCAAGGAAGCTGTCTAATGGATCTGCACCAGAGGAAGCCTATGCTGGGTATGCTAACAAGATGAAAGCCTTGGCTAACCTGTCACGTAAGGAAGCCCTAGGGATACAGACTACAAAACAGGACCCCCAGGCAAAACAGACTTATGCTGCTGAAGTAGCTCACCTTACTGCCAACCTTAACATAGCCCTCAAGAACAAACCTCTTGAAAGACAGGCACAGCTTAAGACGTCTGTCAAGGTGGCTCAGCTTGAAGAGACACATCCTGAACTGTTCGCACCAGGAGCGAAAAAGGATAAGGTCAAGAAGGAGAAGGCTAAGATCCTTACCGAAACAAGATATGAAGTAGGTGCTGGTAAGCACCAGATAGACATAAGTGATCGTGAATGGGAAGCAATCCAAGCTCATGCTGTCAGTGATACAACTTTAAGAAAGATCCTAGCTAACACTGACATGGATAGAGTAAGGGCCCTTGCAATGCCAAAGAATAGTAAAGTAATAACTAGTGCAAAAGAGTCTCGTATGAAGTCTTTAGCTAATTCTGGTTTTACTATTGCTGAGATTGCAGAAATGGTTGGTGTTTCAGCTTCAACAGTTTCTAAGTACATCAAATGATTTATTAAGAAAGGAATTAAAAGTTATGAATGAAAACGATGAAGTAATTGTTGAAACTTTTATTACAACTTTTGACAATCCTTTCGACCCTTTCACTCAATTTAATGAGTGGTGTTCTTATGATGTACAGTTAGGTTACAACACATGTGCTCTAATTGATCGAGTGTACCAGGCATTTGTTGATTCAGATTTGTTTGATGAAAATGAAAAAGAAATTAAACGAATAGAATCAATGAAAAGAATTGTTGCACTAATGCCGAACGTTTACAAATTAATTAAGAACGAAACATTTGTTGATTCAATTCCAATGACGAATACAGATACGACTGAGAAATAATGGTATACTCCTATCCCCACATTAACCAAGCAATAACTTATGCAAAAAGGTTCAAGGCAAATGATTTGTGTTGCATACTATAGCATAGGGGCTTGGTTGTGTGGGGTTTTGTTTAAAATTTTAATGAATTCAAAATAAATAAGTTTTGTCTTTTCTTTTGCATTTCTTTTGTTTAAAAGTTTCAAGGCAAAAACAAATTACAAAGACGCGGTCAAGAACGTTTACGTTTAGACATAGAGGGGGGTCTAATAAAATGACACCCCCTATAATAT